TTCAAACCATTAATAATATGGTGTCCAAGCTTACAAGGTTAAAGGTGTTTGTCAAGGACAATGGAAAGACAAAAGTGAATCCTGTCATTTGTCTTAAGTTTAACGATGCCATCAAATTAGAAATAACCCTTTTATATGGATAAGCCTGTTTCTATTTCTGTCAAAGCCTTCATTATAAGGAACATGTCTGTCAGGAGCATGGTGCAGGAGAATATTATTGAGACAGTGGTGAATCATCAATTTGAGTCTGCTCTTGAAGCCATGAATACATGTGACAGCTTGGAATTTTCCGGATTTGGAAAGCTCTTTTTCAATAGGAAGAAGGCCGTTAAGAAGCTGAAGAAGTTTTCTGATCACATTGATTATTTAAATGGTATTCTAAACGATCCTTCTACGAGTGAGATTAAGAGAAGAAACACACAGTTGAGGATAGAGTCATTGGTTAAGAATTTTAATTATCTAAACGATAAATTGAATGGATGTAAGACAGATATACGAGGGTGAGATTTATAAGATAACTAACATCTTAACTGAAAAATTATACATAGGGTCTACTATTGTAGGATTTAACCGACGTAAAATTTCTCATATATCTCATTTACGTAATAATACACATCATTCTAAGAAACTTCAGAATAGTTGGAACAAGTATGGAGAAGACAATTTTAAGTTTGAAATCATAGAAACTTGTAATAGTATTAATATCTTAGAAAGAGAGCAATATTGGATAAATTATTATGATTCGTATAGTAAAGGTTATAATGCCACTCCAATTGCTGGAAACTGTAAAGGAAGAGAAGTAAAGGAAACTACTAAATTGAAAATATCTAACAGTCTAAAAGGTAGAAGAGTAAATAGAACAATTGACCATAATAGAAAGTTATCTATTGCAAGATATAAACCAGTAATCCAGTATGATAAGGATAATAATATTATAAATAGATTCACATCAGCAACTGCTGCTGCTATTTCTCTATCTACGTCACAAGGTAACATTTCTTCAATTTGTTTAGGTATTCAAAAAAGTAATAAGTTTAATGTTAAATATGAATAGATTAAATTTGGCTAATATCTATGAAGGATGGAGAAACAACCTCTTCCCTCCGAAGCACCTGAAAACATTAATTCAACAGGTGAAGAAGGAGAGGATGCAGATATGCAATGAATGTCCCCATCACTCAAAACATCATAAAACTATAAGGAGAGACCATCATTGTGTTATATGTGGATGCACCCTCTCGGCTAAAACAGCATGTCTCTCCTGTACATGTCCTGAATATAAATGGAGAGAGGTGATGAATTCTGAGCAGGAAGAAGAAATTACACAAGCAATGGAAAGCTATGGAAATAAAGAAAATTCCTCTTGAGGGTCTCATTGACATCCTCATAGAAATATACGACAGCGGAATAGATTTCGTTGATATGAAAGTGGAGAAGCACAATAGGCAGGACCATATATGGTTCATTGTCAATGATGACGCTCCGGTGAAGAAGAAAGTAAATAAGAAAGAAATTAAGGAAGAAAACATTGATTTTGAATCTCTTTTGTAATGGCAGGAAAAAAGAACACATATACGTCGGCAGAACTTGATTGGGCTGAGGCACAATTAGAATCTTGGAAGACATACGTTGACGAGCATCCCCTTCATACAATGAAGGACAGGATAGAGCTAAAACCAACAGCAAGGGGAGGATTGATTCCTATGGTGATTGCCTCCATTGAAGCTCAGGGAAAATTCATACAGGAGACAATGAAGAACTATCTTGCCTTATTGGAGGTGGTGGAAAGGCTTCGTGAGAAAGAAGATAGTAAATTACAGATAAGAGGTAATACAGAAGTATCTATTATCGCAGAAGATTTTTTAAAGACGAGAAAATGAGAAGATTCTTTAGCGAGAAAGAAGAAACTACTATAGTAGAAAAGTATAGAAGTGGAATTTCTATATTAAACACTTCTCTTATCTATAAGATAAGTACATGGAAAATTCAACAACTTTTATCTAAATATAACGTTTCGCCTCGAAAAAATAAAGATCTTAGAAAACTTTATAGTTGTGATTCTTCATATTTTGATAAGATTGACACAAAAGATAAATCTTATTTTCTCGGTCTATTGTATGCAGATGGATGGAACAATGAGAAAACGAGGAAAATTGGAAATGAAGAGATGTTGAATCATATTATGAATGTACTAATTACTAATTGTTATTTAAATAGTAATAAACTACACGGAAAGAAAAGGACAAAGTCGTTAGCATTTCATGGAAATGGTGTATGCAAAAAATTATATGATTATCTATATACCGATTGTGACAACTTATATATTGATAGAAAAAAAGAAAACTTTGAAACAAAATGTTAGATATACCAAAAATCGATTATAAGGACTGGTATATCAATCAATCCAGAATACCAGATAAACAATCAACTGAATATAAAAAGTTCTTTAATTTCCACAAAAGACTGTGTTTGGACGGGTGTTATATGGAAGGTGAATATATTAATCCTTTCTTAATGTGGCATCTAAATTTTTGGCATACAGAAATAGACGTAGTTGATGAGAGAGGAAGAATAGGACAGAAATATCATAATCCTTTATTAAGAGATAATGAGTGGTTAGTTACAAATGAAATTGATAGGGCACACAAAGAGCAAAAAGGCTTAGTAATATTAGGACTAAGAAGATTTGCAAAATCTGTAATTGAAGCAAGTTATATAGCGTGGGGAGCAACGTTTGATGAGAATTCTCAGAATATAATTGCTGGATTGAATTCCTCAGATATAAAGTTAATTACAGATAAACTCGATAAAGGACTTAATTTCATTCCAGAAGCTTGGAGATGGCAGAGAGTTGAGGATAATTGGAAAAGTCAGGTAACTCTTGGCATTAAAACAAAATCTGGAGAGAGAATTCCTTTTTCTCAAATTCTTGTACGAAATTTAGATGAAGGACTTAACGAAGAAGCTATTGCTGGTACAAAGCCAAGAAAACTAATAATAGATGAGATAGGTAAAGGAAGATTTTTGAGAGGTCTTCAGGCAGCAGTTCCTGGATTTACAACTCCATATGGATGGACATGCTCTCCAATTCTTACTGGAACGGGTGGGGATATGAAGAAATTTGCAGATGCAAAAACTTTAATGTTTGATGTAGATAGTTTTAACTTTTTGGTATATAATAATAGTGTTGATCAGAAAAGGACACATGGTTTATATCTATCTTACAGATATAGAATGGAAGCAAAAGAACAGTCTTCTTTAGGGCAATTTTTAAATAAACCTTTAAATAGCTCTCTATATAAGGTTCCGATGCTGGTGTCGAATGAGGAAAAAGCAAAAAAGATTACAGATGATAATCTTAATAGATTAAAACGAGCAGGAGATAGAATTGCATATTTAAAAGAGAAAATGTATTATCCAATAGAAGTAGATGATATTTTTCTGAGTGAAGATGTTAATATATTTGATATTGAAATAGCAAAGAGACAGAAGTTCAGACTACAGGAAGGCACCAGAATGGGAACTCCTGTTATTCTCGTTCATGACGGGGAGAAGATTGTTCATGAGTTTACAGATAAACAACCAATTACAAACTTCCCTCTCAGACCTAATGATTTAAAGGATGCTCCTGTTGTGATTTATGAATTTCCGGTGGAGAATCCTCCGTATGGATTGTATGTAGCAGGAGTGGACAATTATAGACAGGGACAGGCAAAATACAGTTCATCCCTTGGTTCTGTCTATATATACAAGAGAATGAACTCCCTTACGGGTGAAAAGTTTCAGGACATGTTTGTAGCTTCCTATTGTGCACGTCCTGAGAAAAAAGAAACATGGGAGGAGCAGGCAAGGCTTCTTATAAAATATTACAATGCAAGAACTCTGTGTGAAAATGACGATATTTCCTTCATAGAATACATGAAGGCCAAAGGAGATGCCCGTTATCTTGAAAAACAACCCGAGTGGTTGATGGAAATTGTTCCGAATACAACAGCTAAGCGTGAATACGGCATACACAGATCAGCACAGAAGATTATAGACTTCCTTCACGGCTGTTTAAAAAAGTATATGGAAGAAGTGATTTATACAGAGAAGGATGAAAACGGTGCAATCACCAGAGAGCTTCTTGGAATAACAAAGATATTTGATCCTGTTCTTCTTGAAGAGATTATACAATATGATGATGAAGGAAACTTCGATAGGATTGTGGCTTGCTTTGTAGAAAATAGTATGATATTGACTGAATCTGGTTATAAACCTATTCAGGATATTGTAATTGGAGACAGAGTTCTCTCCCATAAAGGTAGATATAAAACTGTTACTAATACATCTAAAGTTAAAAAACTAAATGAGGGATTAATAGAAATAAAACCTCTTGGATATGAGAAAAGTATTATATGTACAAAGGATCATCCATTTTTAACAAGTACTGTAAAAAAGGGAAAAGGAAGAAGTTATCGTAAAAATACGACAATTGGACAATTAGAGTGGAGAACCGCAGAAGAATTATCATTAAATGATTATCTCTTAATACCAAAAAGAAAGGAGCTTACCGTCTCCCCAATACATAAAGAGTTTTTATACATACTTGGATGGTATCTATCTGATGGGCATAGAAGTAGAAACAATATTAGAATAACTTTTCAATCAGATCAACTTCATATAGCTGAATACATAAATTCTCTATTGTTAAAACATGACGCCTTCGATGAAATATATGTCACTGCATATAATCACTTGGCTAAGAGAATGGTTACTGGATATAGAGATAGAAAAAAACCAAGAATATACAAAATAAAAAATAAAAATGCTTATAATTTGGAATTTAATTGTACTGAATTTAATAAACTGATTGATGATCATATACTTATATTAAAAGGCGGAGAAAAGATAATAAAAGACTCATTATTTAATTGTAGTAATTTATTACCTTTAGTTCTTGGCATATTAGAGGGAGACGGTCATCAGAAATCTACATTTGCAAAAGGTTCTATAAATCCAAGGGAAACTGTCGAAATAAGTGGAACGTATCAAACTTTGATACATCAAGTTAGACAGATTCTTTTTGATAATGATATTTGGAGTACTGAAAATCTTTCTAAACAAAAGAAGCCAAATGCAAAAATGCAATTAAGAATTGATATACAAGATCAAAAAGGATTGAATAAAATATTCAGGTCTATTACAGGAAATAGTAAAAAGTTTAGAATTATAAACGAAAGACCTCAGAGAATGAATCATAGATTTATAGAGAAAGGTATATTAGTTCCTATAAAAAAACTGCAAAAACTCCAAGAGGAAAATGTGATTGTTTATAATCTAACGGTGGATGAAGATAATAGTTATACGGTTTCTTCGTTTGCTGTACATAATTGTGAACTCGCTATAGCACAGGCTCTTAAGATGGACCCAATTATTGGAAGAATAGGAGGTAGTGTTGATGCAAGAGTAAATTCTATGAATAAGAAGGTGCAGAATAGACTGTTTCTTGCTTCTAAATCAATGAGTAAATATCAAAGAAAATTATTTACATAAATACTGAGTCATGGCCATAATTAGATATACAGAAGATGCTACCATCCGATATGCCTATCTGAATATTTTTCCTGATCAATTCAAGACAGAGAAGGAAAAAAAGGATGAAAGCTGGATTAAGAACACTATGGACTACTTCGCTAATAAGGCTTATGCGGAGTATATGAAGAATAGGAATACATTTGTAAAGAACTATGATCTCATGAAAGGAATCCTCAATGCAGAGGACTATTATCAGGAACCAGAGGTTAAGAGCTTTACAGAAATCCTTACAAAGGATTTGGATCTTCCTTCCTATGTAAAACACTATTCCATTATGACCACTCCAATAAACGAACTTGTTGGAGAAATAAGCAAACGTCCTGATACATATAGAGTTAAGGCTTTTGATGATGACAGCCGATCAGAGGAACTCGAATTTAAAACTCAAGCTCTTCAGGAATATGTCCTCAATGAGGCCAAACTGAAAATTATTGAAAAGGCTCAAATGGAAGGACTTGAACTGTCTACAGATGACATTCAGAAAATGGCCTTCGAAGAAGTGAAAGAAGAACTTGATTCCTATACATCTGTAGCCGAGAAGTGGG